ACATCATTAATACCAGGTGTTAAATTTAATGAAACAGAATTACGTTGTGATTTACCTAATGGAGCTAGAATAACATTGTTAGGTTCAGAGAACTCAGATGGATTACGAGGTATCTATTTAGATGGTTGCGTTATTGATGAGTATGCAAACGTACAAGGTAAGTTGTTTACAGAAATTATTAGACCAGCATTATCAGATAGAAAAGGATGGTGCGTATTTATTGGTACACCACAAGGTACTAATAATAACTTTTATGAATTGTTTCAACACGCACAAGGGGATAAGCAATGGTTTCATTATAAAGCTAAAGCATCTCAAACAAACATAGTTGATAATACAGAATTGGAGGCCGCAAAGAAAGTAATGGGTGAAAAAAAATACCAACAAGAGTTTGAATGCGATTGGATTGCAAATATAGAAGGTGCTGTTTATGGAGATACTATTGCTAAGATAGAAGATGCTAGGCAGCTAACAAGAGTTCCTTATGATCCAAGATTACCTGTTTCTACTGCGTGGGATCTAGGTGTATCAGATCATTCAGCAGTTATATTTTTTCAACAAATGGGAAGAGCAATTAATATAATAGATTACTATGAAGAACGTGGTCAAGGATTACCTCACTATGTTCAAATGTTAAAAACTAAAGATTATGTTTATAAAGATCATTTTGCACCACACGATATTGAAGTTACTGACTTTGGTAATGGCAAAACAAGACGTGAGGTTGCTTATCAACTAGGTGTAAATTTTAAAGTAGTTCCTAAAATTCCATTTGAAGATGGAATCCATGCAACTACTATGGTACTACCTAGATGTTGGATTGATACAGACCATTGCAAAAAACTTATAGATGCGTTAAGACACTACCATAGGAAGTTTATAGATAAAAACAGAATGTTTAGATCTAAGCCTGTACATGATTGGAGTTCACACGCTTGTGATGCTATGCGTTACCTTGCAGTTGGAATCCAAGAAATAAATACTAGACAATCTGCACCGCAAAGTGTAGCAGATAGTGATTACAAATATATAGGATTATATAAATATGGGATTCTTATCGCCGAAAATGCCATCGTTGCCACCAGTGCAACCATTGCCAGAACCTCCATCAAATAAACTTACTGCAGAAGAAGAAGCAAAGATTCAAGCTGAGCAATCAGCAATAGCAAGAAGACGTAAAGGTAGAGCATCAACAATATTAACTTCTCCATTAGTTGACACAGCTACTACTGAGAAGAAAACTTTATTAGGAATGTAATATGGGTTCAATGGTAAGTTTTGGTCAAAAAGCTGGAGTTGTTAGTCCAGTACAAGCACCAGTAGCGGCTACAGCATCAGCACCTACAACATCAGAAGTTTCTCAAGCAAGTGCAACAGACGCATCAGGAATTAAAAGAAGAAGACGTGGTAGATCTCCAACTATATTAACAGGTGCAACAGGCGTTCAAGAAGGTGCAACTTTAGGCACACCAACTTTATTAGGATAAACAATGGGTGAAACGGATTTAGTAAAAGATCTCTTAAAGAGATTTGGAAAATTAGTAACACAAAGACAAACGTGGGAATCGCATTGGCAAGAAGTATCAGATTACATGATGCCAAGAAAAGCAGATGTAACTAAAAGAAGATCACCAGGAGATAAAAGATCTGAATTAATATTTGATTCATCACCATTACATGCAGTGGAATTATTATCTGCATCTCTACATGGTATGTTAACTAATCCATCTACACCTTGGTTCTCATTAAAATTTAAAAATATAGATTTAGTAGATGAAGATGCAGCTAAAGAATGGTTAGAAGATTCAACTGAGAAAATGTATGAAGCATTTAACAGATCTAATTTTCAACAAGAAATATTTGAACTATATCATGATCTAATTACCTTCGGTACAGCAGCAATGTATATTGAAGATGATGAAGAAGACATAGTAAGATTTTCCACAAGACACATTGGTGAAGTTTACATATCAGAAAACAATAAAGGAAAAGTAGATACAGTATTTAGAAAATTTAAATTATCTGCAAGAGCAGCGATACAACAGTTTGGTGAGAAGAGTGTATCAAATGCTTTAAGAGGAACTGCAATGAAAGATCCTTATGAAGAAATTACAATTCTTCACGTTGTATATCCAAGAGAAAATTACGATCCTAGAAAAAAAGATAACAAGAATATGCCATTTGCATCTTGTTATATTGAACCAGAAAACAAACACGAAATATCTCAATCAGGATTTAATGAGTTCCCTTATGTAGTACCACGTTATTTAAAAGCATCATTTGAAATTTATGGAAGATCACCTGCAATGACTGCATTGCCAGATGTAAAGATGTTAAATGAAATGTCTAAGACGACAATCAAAGCAGCTCAAAAACAAGTTGATCCTCCTTTATTAGTTCCTGACGATGGATTTATTTTACCAGTAAGAACAGTACCAGGTGGTTTAAATTTCTACAGAGCAGGAACTAGAGATAGAATTGAACCATTAAACATTGGTGCAAATAATCCATTAGGTTTAAACATGGAAGAGCAAAGAAGAAATGCAATTAGAGATACGTTTTATGTAAATCAATTAATGATGCAGAATGGTCCACAAATGACTGCAACAGAAGTTGTACAACGTAACGAAGAGAAGATGAGATTGCTTGGTCCAGTTCTTGGTAGATTACAATCAGAATTATTAAGACCATTGATTGATAGAACATTTGCAATATTACTTAGAAAGAAATTATTTAGACCAGCACCAGATTTCTTAGCTGGTCAAGATATACAAATTGAATATGTATCACCATTAGCTAAAGCACAAAGATCTTCTGAATTACAATCTATTATGAGAGCAATAGAAATATTTGGATCACTTGCACAAGTATCTCCAGTATTTGATCATGTTAATATTGATAACCTAGTTAAACATTTAGCTGACATTGTTGGAGTTCCTGCTAAGGTATTAAATTCTAAATCAGAAGTTAATGCGATTAGACAACAGAAACAACAACAACAAGATCAAGCAATGCAAATGCAACAAATGCAACAAATTGCACAAGCTGGTGGAGCTGTAGCACCATTAGCAAAAGCGTTACCTGAGGAGGCTAAAGCATTAATTGCACCACAACAATAACAAACGAAAGGAAAATAAATGGAAGACCAAGTAAATAAATTAAAAGAATATTATAAAATAGTTTTTGAATCTGATGATGGCAAAATTGTCATGCAAGATTTAGAAAAAAGATGCCACTATAATGCTACCACTAATATTAGAGGGGATAGCCATGAGAGTGCATATATGGAGGGACAACGCAGCGTTCTTCTATTTATTAAAAACATGCTGCTAAATGATAAACTAAAAGGAAAATAAAATGTTAGAACAAGTACAGACAACTGAGGCAACTCAGCCTGTTACAAGTGCAACAACACAAAGTACACAGGAAACATCACAACCAATACTAAGTACAACACAACAACAAACACAGACCACTTCTGGTAAGACTTGGAAAGAAGCGATCTCAGAAGAGTATAGATCAAATCCAAACATAGAAAAATTTACTGAATTAGATGCGTTAGCTAAAAGCTACATCAATGCAGTATCTATGATTGGAACTGATAAGATTCCTCTACCAGGTAAATCAGCTACTGATGAACAGTGGAATGAAGTTTATAATAAATTAGGCAGACCAGAATCTGCTGATAAATATAAACTAGAATTTAAAACTGATGTTGCTCCTGTTGATGAAAATATAATCAAAGGATTCGCACAGAATGCTCACAAGCTAGGTTTAAATAATAAACAAGCTCAAGGTATTCTAGAGTTTTATAAATCAACATTAGAAGGCTCAGCAAAAGAAATGTCAGTGAATATGGAAGCTGCACAAGCTGATGCTACTAATGCTTTAAGAGCTGAATGGGGAAGAGCATACGATGACAACTTGAGAAAAGCTGCCAATGTTGCTCAAACTTATTTAGAACCAGAACTTCTTGATACTCAATTAAGAGATGGATCTAGATTAGGTGATAATCCAAAGATCATTAAGGCATTTGCTAATATTGCTAATCTATTATCTGAAGATAAAATTATTGGTGCAGAATCTGATAATGTTCTTCAAGGTAGAGATATTGAAAAAGAAATTGATGAGTTAACAACTGATAAGCAAGGTGCTTATTGGAATAAAAATCATCCAAACCATAATAAAGTAGTAAATCAAGTGCTTGCATTAAGAGAAATGCTAACGCAATAATTATATTGCAATCAATTCAAAATTGATATATTGCGATTTCTAGGGTGATTTTTAATTAAATTACCTTAGAAATTGTAAGACAATTCTATTAGAACCTTACATGCCTGTTGGAAAGACAACCGACTAACAGTCGTTAAATGCAAGATAGCCTATCGCTGATGGGGAACTTTCTGAAACTTAAACTTAAACTTAACTTAACCAAAAGGAAATGACACTATGTCAAATCAAATAACAACTGCTTTTGTACAGCAGTACAGTTCAAACGTACAAATGTTATCTCAGCAAATGGGATCATTACTAAGAGGAGCTGTGGATGTTGAGTCAGTTAGGAAAGAATGCTTTCTTTGATCAAGTTGGTAAAACAACTGCTGTTCTAAGAACTTCTAGACACGCTGATACTCCACAGATTGATACGCCACATTCTAGAAGACGAGTAAGTCTTGCAGATTACGAGTGGGCTGATCTAATAGACAATGCAGACAAAGTTAGATTATTAATTGATCCAACTTCTTCTTACGCAAAAGCTGCGGCTGCTGCTATGGGAAGAGCTATGGACGATGTAATCATCGCTGCATTAGGTGGTACTTCGTACACTGGAGAAACAGGATCTACTTCTGTTCCACTTCCAGCTGGACAAAAACCATACAGTGGTTCAAACCAAACTGATGGCTTAACAGTTGCTAAACTTTTAGCGGCTAAAAAGACATTGGATTTAGCAGACGTTGATCCTAGTTTACCTAGATTCATCGTGTGTGGACCAACTCAAATTAGCGATCTATTAAATACAACTGAAGTTAAATCTTCTGACTTTAACACTGTTAAAGCTCTAGCTCAGGGACAATTAGATTCGTTCCTAGGATTTAAGTTCATCGTGTCTAATAGATTAAAATTTGACGCAACAAATACAGACGACAGACTTGCATACGCATTCACAGCTGACGCTATTAAATTAGCAGTTGGTCAAGATGTTGTAGCTAGAATAGACGAGAGAGCTGACAAATCATACAGCACTCAAGTTTACTACTCTATGAGCATCGGTGCTACTCGTATGGAAGAAGAAAAAGTTGTCGAAATTGCGTGCGACGAATAATAACTAACAATAGGAGAATAAAAATATGGCAAGCGTAAAATCAGTAAATATAACAAACCTTGACAGTGTTCCTGTTGTTCTTTCTTCTAGCGAAGAAGTAGGCGGAAAACTTAGAGTGTTTTATGACACTTACGAAGCAAGTTCTTTAGCATCTGGATCAGACATCACAGTTGCTAGAATCCCTGCTAATGCGACAATTCACGATGTGATCATTAAAGCTGATGCTTTAGGATCTGGCGTTACTTTGTCTGTTGGCGATTCTGGTAGTGCGACTAGATACATTGGTGTAACTGGTACTTGGAACGTAGCTGGACAAACTCAATCTATGTTATCTGGATCGTCAACAGGTGTTCCTGTTGCAGCAGTAACTGGATTAGGTTACAGAACTACAGCAAGCACAGACATACTTATTACAACTGGCGGAGCTTCTGCTAGCGGTACTATCTATGCTTGGGTTTACTACACAGTAGAATAATACTACTTTAAATAGTGGGGACTAAAAATCCCCACTGTTTGTTATGAAGAAAATCAACGAAGTAAAAATCATTTTACATTTCCAAAATAAAGATTATATCTATCGCTATGTTCTAGTTGATAGATTTAAACATACATCAACTGCACATCATGGTTTTGATAAAGACTTAGAACTTACAGAAGCTGAGATCTTTGCATTGGTTAAACCTAGACAATTAAGACGTAAATATATTATAAAGAAAGATTAATATGGCATCAGTAGTAGAAATTTGTAATGGAGCTTTAAATCAATTAGGTGCATCTACAATCTTAACACTTACAGAAGATTCTAAAAATGCAAGACTTTGCAATGCTAGATATTTGAATGTAAGAGATGCAGTATTTAGACATCATCCTTGGAACTGTTTATTAAAACGAGTTCAACTACCAGCTGATACAGAAACACCAGCTTGGGGATTTACAAAACAATTTACATTACCATCAGACTGTTTAAGATTAATTAAAATTTTAGATTACGAATCTGATCACGTTGTAGAAGGAAGAAAGATTTTATCTCATTCATCTTCTATGAAAATATTATACATATCAAGAGTTGAAGATCCTAACGAATACGATCAATTACTAAGAGAAGTTTTAAGTGCTGCGTTAGCTGCTGATATTGCTTATGCAGTAACTTCATCTAATCCAGTAGCTCAGCAAATGTATTCATTGTATCAAGAGAAATTAAAAGATGCTAGATTCGTAGATTCAACAGAAGGATACAATACAGATCAAGAAATGGGTATGGCATCTGTAGTAGATTCAAATACGTTTATCAACTCTAGGTTTTAAAAACCATGGCTAGAGTTGCTGTTCAATTAACAAACTTTACAGGCGGAGAATTATCACCACGTTTAGATGGTAGAAATGATTTAACTAAATACGCATCTGGTTGTAAGACTTTACAGAACATGGTTGTTTATCCTCATGGATCTGCAGCAAGAAGACCAGGTACATCATTTGTAGCTGAAGTTAAAACATCATCAGCATTTACAAGATTAATACCTTTTGAATTTTCAACAACACAAACTTATATTTTAGAATTTGGAAATGAATATATAAGATTTTATAAAGACAGTGGTTCAATATTAGAAAGCAATTTAACTATATCAGGAATTACAAAAGCTAATCCTGGTGTTGTAACAGGATCATTCTCAACATCATCTTATCCAATAGTACAAGAAACAGCAGTTTATACATCTTCAGGATCTGCTGTAACTACAGCTCCAGTAACTATGCCAATTAATATTATCACAGGTGATTTATTAATTATGGTTGCTAAATTAGGATCAACTGGAACTGCAACAACTCCTACTGGCTGGACTTTACTTGCATCAAGATCATCAACAGGAAATAGTTATATTTATTACAAAATATCAAATGGAACAGAAAAAAATCAGTTGATCTTACAGTAACATCATCTCACGTTTCTGCAATTACTTATAGAATATCTAATTATGAAGGAACACCAGAGGCAGCTTTTGCAGCTACTAACGTAAATGATCCACCATCATTAACAACATCTTGGAGTTCAACTAAAAATTTATTTATTGCTGCATGTACAACAAGACAATCTAATAATGCTTTTACTGCAGCACCAACTAATTATAGTAATTTAAAAACTATTGGAGATCCATCATCTGGTACAACAACTCATGTAAGACTTGCAACAGCAACTAGAGAAGTTAATTCTGATACAGAAAATCCAGGAGCTTTTACTACAACTGGAACATTAGATAATCCTCATTCAGCAACTATTGTTGTTAAAGGTTTAACAACATCAGTTAATAATGGAGATACAGTTGTAATATCTGGTGTTGGTGGAATGACACAAGTAAATGGTAAAAGATTTATAGTTGCAAATAAAACATTAACTACATTTGAATTAAAAGATATTGATGGAAATAATGTTAATACAACTTCTTATACAACTTACACATCAGGTGGAGTATTTAATAGAGTTTACACAATAGCAACTCCATTCATAACTGCAGACTTACCTAATTTAAAATTTGCACAATCAGCAGATGTTATGTATATTTGTCATCCTGATTATAATATTCATAAATTATCAAGAACTGGTCATACAAGTTGGTTTTTAGATGATGTTGAGTTTACAGCTGGTCCACTACAAGATCACAATATTGAAGTTACAACTTTAACTGCATCAGCAACAACTGGTAATGGAATTACAATTACTGCATCAGATACGATTGGCATTAATAGTGATACAGGATTTCAATCTACAGATGTTGGTAGATTAGTTCATTTAGGAACTGGTAAAGGTTTAGCTAAAATAGTTACAGTATCAAGCACATTACTTGTTGTAGCAAATGTTATTGAAACATTATCTACAACATCAGCTACATCAGACTGGGCATTAGGTGCTTGGAGTGGAACAACTGGTTATCCTTCTTGCGTATCTTTCTATGAACAAAGATTAGTATTTGCAGGAACAAATGAACAGCCACAAACTTTATTTTTTTCTAAATCTGGAGATTATGAAAACTTTGATGAAAATTATCATGGCACAGTAGCAGATGACGATGCAATTACTTATACCATTGCTTCTAACCAAGTAAATGCAATTAGATTTTTATCTGCAACACGAACACTAATCGTTGGCACAGTAGGTGGAGAATTTTCAGTATCAGGAGGTGGTACAGATGATCCTGTAACTCCAACTAACATTCTTATTAAAAAACAATCTAACCATGGCTGTGCAAATATAGATGCTATTCCAGTTGGTAACGTAACTTTATTTTTACAACGAGCTAAAAGAAAGATTAGAGAACTAGCGTATAACTTTGACGTTGATGGTTATGTTGCACCAGACATGACTATTCTTGCTGAGCATATTTCTGAAACTGGTATTAATGAAATGTCATATCAACAAGAACCAAATCAAATCATTTGGTGTGTAAGAGGAGATGGTCAATTAGTTGGTTTAACTTACCAAAGAGAACAACAAGTTGTTGCTTGGCATAGACATATATTTGGCGGTGCATTTAGCACAGGTAATGCTGTATGCGAATCTGTATCAACTATACCTACAAATGATAAAGAATATCAAACATGGGTTATTATTAAACGTACAATCAATGGTGTTACAAGACGTTATGTAGAATACATTAATCAATTTGATTTTACAGATACAGATAACACAACATTTAATTTTTTAGATTCTCAACTTGCTTATTCTGGTTCTTCAACAACAACTATTTCTGGATTAGAACATCTTGAGGGACAAACTGTATCTGTTCTTGCAAATGGATCAACTCATCCTGATAGAACAGTATCTGGTGGATCTATTACTTTAACAAGAGCAGCAACTAAAGTTAAAGTTGGTTTATCTTATACATCAATTTTACAAACTATGAGAATAGATGCTGGAGCTCAGAATGGTACATCACAAGCTAAAACAAAAAGAATATATAATATTACAGTTAGACTTTATGAGTCTGTTGGTGTGGAAGTTGGACCAAACTTATCTAACATGGAAGCTATTCCATTTAGATCATCAGCTACATTAATGGACACAGCTATCCCAGTATACACTGGTGATAAAGAGATTGAATTTAGAGGTAATTACGAGTCAGATGGTTTTATCTTTGTAAGACAAACTCAACCTTTACCTTTAACTGTTTTATCGTTATACCCAGATTTAACTACAAATGACTAATTCAGAAATTCACTATATACCAGAAGAAGATAAAGATAGATTGGTTATTATACCTTACATATCTGATCATGGTAAAATAGTAATGCAATCTCAAATGAATCATAAACTTATGCAATTAGATGCAAATTTCTTAGCAAATGATAATATGAATGAGTGTATGAATTTAGAAGAAAATGGATTAGCATTTACAGGAGCAATTAATAGACAAGTTATTGCTTGTGCTGGAATAAAAAGAATTTGGGGAAATGTTGGAGAAGGTTGGGTTCTTGCAACTTATGATATTTGGAATCACCCCATTACTATTGCTCGTGCAATTAAAAAGAATTTTGAAGACTTAGCAAAAACTCATAACTTTGAAAGAATACAAACTGCAGTAAGAGCAGACTTTGGTATTGGTATTAGATTTGCTAAATGGATGGGATTAACAAATGAAGGATTAATGAGGAACTATGGTTTTGATGGTTCTGATCATTATAGATTTGCGAGGATTTTCTAATGGCACCAGCTTTACCTTATATCGCAGTTGGAATGGGAGTAATGCAGGCACAGCAACAAAATGCTGCTGGCAAATATAATCAAGCTATTCAAAACAGAAATGCACAGATTGCTGATCAAGAAGCTCAACAAATAGAAAAACAAAAAGAATTTGATTTACAAAGATTTGATCAAAATTTTGCACAATTACAATCGCAAACAACAACTAGAATTTTAAAATCCGGTGCAGAATTATCTGGAACTGGATTAAGAGTATTAAGATCTAATGCTGAACAAGCAGAAGTTGAAAAAAATGTTATTGATTATAATTCAAAAGTTGCTGCAGCACAAAGAAGAGAAGCTGGTAATATGTTTAGAATACAGGGACAATTTGCAAGACAAGAAGGAAGACAAGCTGCTATTAGCACTTTAGTATCAACAGGAATTAATTTTGCTGGTTCTTCTGCAGGAAAAAGTTTATTAGGTGGATCTAAACCAGCAGGAACATTTGATGGAGCAACATCTTATGGTCAATATGCTTCTAATCCAACAGGCTACTCAGGATCATTCTAATGCCAAGAAATTATAAAAAAGAATATGAAAATTATCATTCTAGCGAAGAACAAAAGAAAGATAGAGCTGGAAGAAATGGTGCTAGAAGAATGTTAAAAAAGAAATATGGAAATAGTTTACTTGGTAAAGATGTAGATCATAAAGATAGAAATCCAAGAAACAATAGTATGAGTAATTTAAGAATACAGTCTAAATCAGCAAACAGATCAAGGAATCAATAATGCCAAAAATACCTACATTTGAAGCACAACAAAGACCAACAACTCAGGTTATTTCACCTACAAGTCAGTTTCAAATATCACCAGAAAAAGCAGGATCTCAATTTGGTGCTTTAGCTGGTGGTTTAGATGCTGCATCTGAATATTATGCAAGAGAACAAGCTATTAAAGATAAAACAGAAGCAACTAAAAATTATTTAGAATTAGATTTAGAATTAGATAAAATACAAAAAGGT